GACCGCGCCGCCGGCTCACATCAACGGAGCAGTGCTCCACGCCTGGAAGGAGATCGCGAAGTACGCCCCGCGGGACGTGCTCACCAACTCCGACCGACTCAGCCTGGAACTGGCCGCCAACCTGCTGGCTCAGTTCCGCAACGACCCCCTCGATTTCCCCGCCGCCAAACTGGTGCGACTGGAAGCCATGCTCGGCAAGTTCGGCATGACTCCGGCGGACCGGTCCAAGGTGGGCGGGGGTAAAAAAGACGCGCCGAAGGGCAATGCATTCGCGGAGCTGTAATGGCCAAGGTGAAATTTCCGCTGATGAAGGCGGCCGAGAAGTACGCCAAGGATGTCGTCGCCGGGAAGATCCTCGTCTGCAAATGGATCCAGCTGCTGGCCCAGCGTCACCTCGACGACCTGGTAACCTCGAAGCGGAAGGACTTTCCGTACAAATTCGATCCCGCCAAAGCGGAGAAAGTCGCCAAGTTCCTGCAGTTGCTGCCGCACACCAAGGGTAAATGGGGTGGCAAGAAGCAGCTGATCAAGCTTGAGCCCTGGCAGCTCTTCTCGGTGTGCGTGCCGTTCGGCTGGGTCCGCAAGAAGGATGGCACCCGACGTTACCGCACGATCCTGGTGTTCGTTCCCAGGAAGAACGGCAAGTCCATCATCGGTGGCGGCGTCGGCCTGTACATGTTCGTTGCCGACGGAGAGTTCGGCGCCGAGGTCTACTCTGGCGCAACCACGGAGAAGCAGGCCTGGGAGGTGTTCAGGCCGGCCAAGCTGATGGTGGAGCGTACCGACGAATTGCGAGAGCACTACGGCGTCGACGTGAACGCTTCCAACATGGTTGTCCTGGCCGATGGGTCACGCTTCGAACCGGTGATCGGCAAACCAGGCGACGGCTCTTCGCCGTCCTGCTCGGTGGTGGACGAGTACCACGAACACCAAGATTCGACGCTGTACGACACTATGGAAACAGGGATGGGCGCCCGTGAGCAGCCCATCATGCTGGTCATCACCACGGCGGGATCCAGCATCGGCGGACCATGCCACCAGCTGATCCGCGATTCCGAGCGGATGTTGGAAGGCGTCATTGAACGCCCCGATCTCTGGCCAGCGCTCTACACCATCGACCACGGCGACGACTGGACGAGCGAGATCGCGCTACGCAAGGCGAATCCGAACTTCGGCATATCGGTTGGCGAGGACTTCTTGCTGGCCCGGCAGCGTGATGCTATGCAGTCGGCAACCAAGCAGGCCACCTTCCGTACAAAGCACCTCAACGAGTGGGTGGGTGCCAAGAATGCATGGCTCAACATGCTGCGCTGGAAGGAAGCGCCCGCGAGGAAGTCGCTGGCAGAGCTGGAAGGGCGTCCTTGCTACGGAAGTCTCGACCTGGCAAGCAAGATCGATATAGCGGCCAACCTGCTGATCTTCCCGCCTCATGGTGATGATCCGTTCTGGCATATCCACGCCAGGTACTACCTGCCAGAGGCCAGGGTGTTGGAAGAGCTGGACAGCAACACAGCACGTTACCGTGAATTCGATGCGCTGGGGTTGCTGACCCTCACTGACGGTGAGGTTACCGACTTCGAAGTCATCAAGGAGGACATGCGCGAGTTCGCCGGACGGTTCGATATCACAGCCTATGCCTATGACCCGTGGCAAGCCACGCAGTTGGCCCAGGAAATGGACGCCGAAGGCTTGCCGATGGTCGAGCTTCGCCAGACGGTGCAGAACTTGAGCGAGCCAATGAAGGAAGTCGAAGCCCTGGTACTACAGCGAAAGCTGGCCCATGGCGACTGCCCAGTACTCACCTGGATGGCATCCAACGTTGTGGCAAAGCTCGACGTGAAGGACAACATCTACCCCAACAAGGAGCGTCCGGAGAACAAGATCGACGGCATGGTGAGTTTGATCACCGGCTGTGCAGTAGCGATCAAGCTCGGCATCGACGACTCCGGACACTTCGACGACTTTCTTGCCAGCCCGATCGTGGTTGGCTAACGGGACTATCTATGAAAACTGGCCTGATCATCTTTCTGGTGCTTGCCGCCGGCGGCTTGCTGCTGGGCGTCGCTGGCGTATACGTGCTGGCCGGCCTAGGTTACGCGCTGCTGGCTGCTGCCGGTTCGCTACTGCTCGCCGCGGGCTTCATTCGCAAGGGGTTGATCGGTGGCTAAATCACTCACGCAGATCCTGGGCCAGGCCCTGGTGAAGTCGGCCGAGCCGGGAGTGGCATCGAGCCTGGCGGGCTGGGCGGGCCGCAAGATTGGCCTTACCGACTCCGCGTTCTGGAACACCTACTACGGCACCGATTCGGCTTCGGGCAAGGTGGTCAGTCAGCAGGCTGCGCTGCAGCTTTCCACTGTCTGGGCCTGTGTTCGGCTGATCGCCGAAACCCTGGCCACGCTGCCGATCGCACTCTATGAGGACAAAAACGGCGTTCCGGTGGTGGCTTCCTCGCACCCTGTACATCGCGTCATCAGCATTCAGCCGAACGCTGACCAGACTCCGGTCGAGTTCTGGGAGTGCGTGGTGGCCAGCCTGCTGCTGTCGGGGAACAGCTTCAACGAGCCGCACCTGGTGCGTAATGAGCTGTCATCGCTGGAGTTCCTGCTGCCGCAGTCGGTATCGCCACCACGCCGGCTTAGCAATGGGGCCATTGAGTATCGTTTTGTCGACGGCGAAGGAGAAACGCACACCTTGCTCGACGAGCAGATGATGCACACGCGCGGTTTCGGCACTGACCCGCTTTGCGGATTGAGTCCGCTTGCTATGGGGCGGAACGTTTTCGGGGCGGCGATGGCTGCGGACGAGTCGGCCAGCAAGATGTTCGCCAACGGCATGAAGCTGGGCGGCGTGCTATCCACTGACCAGATCCTCAAGCCGGACCAGCGGAAGGACATCCGCGAGGACATGATCAAGCAGTTCTCCGGCGCGACGAACCATGGCAAGACGATGGTTCTTGAGGCGGGCATGAAGTACCAGCAGGTCTCCATGACGCCCGAGGATGCCCAAATGCTGCAGACCAGGGCGTTCAACGTCGAAGAGATTTGTCGCTGGTTCCGGGTACCGCCGTGGATGGTCGGACACACCCAGAACTCCACCAGCTGGGGCACAGGAATGGAGCAGCAGATGCTCGGTTTTCTGAGTTTCACCCTGTTGCCCTGGATGAAACGCATCGAGCAGAGCATTAATCGCCGCCTGCTGCGTCCTGATGAGCGCCGCCGCTTCTACGCCAAGTTCAACCCTGAAGGGCTGCTCCGAGCCGATAGCGCGGCCCGCGCGGCGTTCTACGCGTCGATGACGCAAAACGGTGTCTACACCCGCGACGAGTGCCGGGTCAAAGAGAACCTGGCACCCATGGGCGGCAATGCCGGCCAACTCACAGTGCAATCCAACATGTTGCCAATCGACAAGCTGGGCGAAGGCTCAGGCGATGCCCAGCAAGCCCGCTCCGCGTTGCTGGACTGGCTAAACGACAAACCCAAGGGGAACCAGGAATGAACCGCAAAGACCAGTCTCTGGCGGTGAAGTACCGCTCTTTCGATTACGACGTGAAGGCTGTCAGCGATGACGGCCTTTTTTCTGGCTACGGTTCCGTGTTCGGCGTCGTCGACAGCTACAACGAGGTGGTGGCTCCTGGTGCGTTCCTCGATTCCATCGCCGAACTCAAGGCGAAGGCGCGCACGCTGCCGGTTTTGTGGCAGCACCGTACCGGTGAACCGATCGGCTCCTGGGCGCTGGAAAGCCTGAAAGAAGATCAGCGCGGCCTGTTTGGTGATGGCGAGTTATGGATGGCTGATGCGCCCTATGCGCGAATCGCTTACCGGGGCATGAAGTCCCGATCCATCACCGGCCTGTCCATCGGTTACTACGTGCGGGAGTCGTCCTTCGACGAGAAAACACGAATTCGCACCCTGACCAAGCTCGACCTGGTCGAGATTTCCATTGTCACCGTGCCGGCCAACGACGAGGCGCGTACCGACGTGATCAAGTCGAAGCTGGCCCACGGCGGCCTCCCATCACTTCCCGAATTTGAGTTGCTCCTGCGCGAGGCAGGCTTCTCGAAAACTCAGTCTGCGGTGATTGCCAACCGCGGGCTGCAGCACCTGCTCCGGAGCGAGTCCGAGGGCGACCTGGCAGCAATTGAAATCGTCGAGGCGCTGAAGTCGCGCCCGGCACTGTCTCTCCCTTCGTTTTGAGGATTCACCATGCATAACGCCATGAGCAATCAGGCTCGCGCCGAAGATCGTCAGCTGCAGCGCAAAGAGCACGCTGACGACAAACTCCAGCTGAAAGCAGTCAATGACCTGCTCGACGAGCGCGACAAAGAAATCAAGGCCTTTGCCCAAAAGGCAAGCCAGGAAATCAAAGAGCACGGCACCATCCTGACGGAAACCAAGACCGTGCTGGAAGGCCTGGTCAAGGATGGCCTGGGCCTGCAGGACCGCCTGCAAGATATCGAGCAGAAGCTGGCCCGGCGCTTCGCCGCGAACGACCCGCACGATGAGAAGTCCGTGGGTGAACGGCTGTCGGATTCTGAAGACTTCAAAGGCCTGAGCGAGAAAGGTCGTGGTATCGCTCGCCTGAACCTGAAAGCGGTCACCAACATCACCAGTGCAACTACCGGCACCGGCGGCGTGGGTGTGGCCATTCAGCCGACCCGTGTGCCCGGCATCATTACCGACCCTGAGCGTCAGTTCACCATTCGTGACCTGATCATGCCGGGCCGCACCGGATCCAACGCCATCGAGTTCGTCCAGGAGACCGGCTTCCAGAACATGGCCGCGCCGCAGGCTGGCGAGGGCGCACCGAAAGCGCAGTCCGACCTGTCCTTCGGCCTGGTCACCACCACGGTCAAAACCATCGCGCACTGGTTCCGCGCCTCGAAGCAGGTGCTGTCCGATATCCCGTTGCTGCAGAGCTACATCAACGGCCGGGCCATTTACGGCCTGAAGTACAAGGAAGAAGAACAGATCCTTGCCGGTGATGGCGTTGGCCAGAACCTGCTGGGCCTGATCCCGCAGGCCACCAACTTCAACAACGCGTTGCGCAAAGCGGGCGACACCAAGATCGATACCCTGCGCCGGGCGATTCTGCAAGTTCGAATCGCTGAATACCGCGCCTCGGCGATCGCGCTGAACCCTGTGGACTGGGCCGATATCGAGCTGACCAAGGACAGCACCGGATCCTACATCTGGGTCAACGTGCAGGAAGGCGGCGTCCAGCGCCTGTGGAAGCTGCCGGTGGTGGACAGCAATGCAGTCCCTGAAGGTGAGTTCTTGGTCGGTGCGATGAACATCGCGGCCCAGGTCTTCGACCGCGAGGACGCGGCTGTGGAAGTGTCGACCGAAGACGGCGACAACTTCCGCACCAACATGGTGACGATCCGTGCCGAGGAGCGCCTGGCACTGGCCGTGTACCGTCCTGAATCCTTCGTCCATGGCGAGTTTGACGCGCCTACGCCGTAATCAATCAGCCATCAACTGGAGCGCGCCCGGGTGACCGGGCGTGTTTGTCTATGCCAGATATCGAAGTCAGAACCCTGAAAAGCTTCCTCACCGACGAGGGGTATGTGAAGAAAAACACACCCATCACCGTCGATGAATTCCGCGCCCGTGAGTTGCGCCGCAATGGCCTGATCGAGGACTACGACGTGAAGAAAGCCGAAGTGCCCGAGAACAAAAAGGCGCCGGAGCCCAGCAACAAGGGTGGGAAGGGCGCATCTACCAAGCCTAAGGAGTGAGTCATGTCCGTGATCGCCATCGAACTGGCCATGCACCACCTGCTGGCCGAGCCTGACGACCAGGTGCTGGTCCAGGCGCAGCTCGATGCAGCGGAAGGGGCTGCCATGGACTACCTCAACCGTCGCTTCTATGCCGATCAGGCGGCGCTGACTGCGGCGAAGGATGGTGTTCAAGCTTTCCTGGTGGCTGCTCGCGCGGCCAACGCGGCGGCAATTGCTGCCGCTGAGGCTGAGGAGGACCATGCTGTGCGCTGTCGTCTGCTCGATCACGCCCGTCAGGCGCTGGCCGACGCATACGACCAGGCCGATGCGATCGCCTACGGTCTGGTGATCACTCCCGCGATCACCGCTGCATGCCTCCTCAAGCTGGGACGACTTTTCGCTGACCGTGAGGATGACGAAGAACTGCCGGCGGCGTCGAAAGCGTTGCTCAATCCGGCGCGCGTCAGGATGGGTGTGTGATGAGGGCCGGCAAGCTGCGGCACCGCATCGACATTCAGGAGCGATCCGGTAACCGGCGAGTTCGGCGAACCGAGTTGGGTAACGCGCTGGGAGAAGTGCCCCGCCAGCTTTGAACCGCTCTCTGCCCGCGACTTGATCGCGGCACAGGCCGGGCAGTCCAAGGCAACGGCGCGGACGGTGATCCGCTACCGATCCGGCGTTCTGCCTACCATGCGCATCGTCTACCGTGGCGAACCCTACAGCATCGAAGGTCCACCGCTTGAGGACCCCAATTCAGGGCTTGAGTACCTGACCATTCTGGTCTCGAAGGGGGTGAAGGATGGCTGATGGAATGGAGTTCAGCATCACCGGCCTGGATGCCTTCCTCGGCAAACTCGAATCCGTCAGCTACGACCTTAAGCGCAAGGGTGGCCGTGCCTCTCTGCGGCGCGCTGCGCAGCTTGTGGTGGACAAAGCAGTGGAAGGGGCCAGGGCATTGGACGACGCCGAAACCGGACGGTCTATCGCGAGCAACATCGCGTTGCGCTGGAACGGCCGCCTGTTCAAGCAGACGGGCAACCTCGGGTTC